GTCGACGAATCAGGCGATGGAATATCAACTGCTGCGCGACGCCTATTATGGATCTGGTGGATTCTCAGATGGTATGTATCTGCAACGTCACAAGCGGGAGAAAACCGAAAAATACACCATGCGCCGAAACCTTTGCTATTATCTGAACTATACGGCGCCCTGCGTCAATAGCCACGTCGACCCGATCTTCAGGGACGCAGCAACCCGGGACTTCGACGCCCAGGGAGGGACGAATGGCGACCTGTTTGCCAAATACCTGGAGGACGTCGACACCAACGGGACCCCAATGGCCCGCTTCATGAAACGGGTCGGGATTATATCGAAGCTGATGGGCGTCTGCCTAGTGGTCACTGATAACTTCGCTGTCCAGCCGGGAACGGTCGACACGGTCCTGAAGGATCGAGTCCTTCCGTATTCTTACGCCTTGACGCCTGATCGCGTGACGGACTTCAAGACGAACAAGCAGGGGCGACTGATCAGTATATCCTACACCGAACCGATCGACGTCACGGACTACCTGAACGCCAACCAGGACAAGCCTGGCGGCCCGGTCCCTGAATACCAGATAAGGACCTGGACGGAAACAGACTGGTCCCTGGCGGATAAGGAAGGGAAGCCGATCGGTACAAAAACGCCGCATAGCCTGAAAAGGGTCCCTGTGACAGTGGTCCCGTCTCGGCCTATCGAGCCGGACAACGTCCTGCCGCCGTCGGAATTCCTATCGATCGCGAAGACGAACCTGGCCATATTTCAACTATGTTCCTGGTTAACGGAGATCCTCCAAAACCAGGCTTTTTCTATTCTGGTCTATCCCAGCAAACAGAAGACAGATATCGTCGTCGGCACCGATAACGCCCTGGGCTATGATGGCGCCGAAGCAAAACAGGCGCCGCACTTCATCGCCCCGCCGGCGGATCCGGCGAAGATCCTGGGCGACACGATCGATAAACTGATCGCGGAGATTTATAGGATGGCCGCTGTCAGCCATGTCACCGGCGTCCAGCAAGCGAAGTCCGGCGTCGCCAAGGCTTACGACTTCGCCCAGACGAACCAGGCCCTGGCCGATATGGCCGACAACCTTCAGAACGCCGAAAAGGATATGTCCGACGTATTCGGTCGCTGGATCGGCGCCGATGTCGGTTATAACCCGGCATATCCGGACGACTTCGGGATCATCGACGTCGAGCAGGAATTAAAGGACGCCCAGGCCGCCATCGACTTCAGGCTGCCGTCGTCTACCTTTATCCTGGAGGTAGCCCGGAAGATCCTAGCGGCCTACTTGCCGAACCTGGACACAGAGATCCAACAGAAGATCATGGACGAAATCGCATCCGAAGGAATCGACCACATGATGGCCGGCCGGTATGGGTACGACGTCCAAGGATCCAAAGCGATCGCCGCAGCCAAGGCTGCCGCAACTGCGGCCCAGACCGGCGTCGTTCCAGGAGGAAAGACCGCCCCGAAGCCCGGATCCAATAAAGGCACCGGGCCTGATGGAAAACAGACAGGCGGAACTGGCGACGCGGGAACAGCCGACAAGATCTCCGGCCAGCCGCCAGCGTAGAAAGGAGGGATAAAGATGGCAACTTCCAGCGGACCCGTTAAAGGTATGCCCAGCACCGCTCCGGCATGTCCGAAGCCGTCCCAGGTTAGCGGAATTATGTCCGGATCGATGAAAGGACAGCAAGGAAATACCGGATCTTCTACCGGAATTTCCGGCTGCTAATGGGCGCCAAATTCGACCAGGCAAAGTACAGGGATGTGATCGACTCCCTGACGGCCGAATGGTCGGACAGTTACAAGCAAGCGGCAAAACACGCCGCAGAGATCATCCAGACGCACCTGGCCGCTGGCTATAGCCTGAAGCAATCGATCGACACGGCCCTAGCGGCGTCCGACTTCTTCACTAAGAATCAGGACGTTATGCAGGACGTTATTTTTCGGGCGGCAGCCAGCGGATACGGAATCAATCCCGGGGATATCGCAGCATCCCAGAAGACGATCATCGAACACAAGTTAATGGAGAAACCCTGGGCGCCCGATAATATGAATTTATCGGCGCGGCTGCATAGTGCAAACCAGGCGATCCGGGCCAAGATCGACGATGTCGTCGGTAATGCCATGAAAGACGGGACCGCCTGGGTCAACCTGGCACGGAGCCTTTATGATGGCTATAGCTACGGTCGCACGATCAGCCCGGCCGATCTTCCGGAATATCTGGATCAGTTAGTCAAGGCGACCAGGATGGCCCTGGAAGGACACCCGATCGCCGAAAAGGACTATCTGGATATGATCAAGAACGCCAGGCGTATGGTCGAGAGAATTGGCGACAATGGCGCCCCTACTGGCCCGCTAAAATCAGCCTTCGAAAAACTCCTGTCCGCGGCGATCGACGGCAACGAACAGGCCCTGGATAATGCCGTATATGTCGCCCTAAATGAGAAGTCGCGATATATAGCCGAAAGGATCGCCAGGACAGAGATCGCCAGATCCAGCTTCGACGGTTACTTCGCGAAGTCGTACAACGACCCGGACGTCGCATATACCCGATGGAACCTGTCCAGCAATCACCCTTACTTCGACATATGCGATCTACACGCCCGGGCGGACATCTTCGGACTGGGACCCGGGGTCTATCCGAAAGAAGCCTTTCCGAGATACCCGGCACACCCACATTGCCGATGCTATCCGGACGATATCTTCGTCGGAGAACTTCCGGACGATCTACAACCGCGGACGGATCCGGAGGAGATACAGCAAGCCGGAGAAGAATTCGTCGATGGACTGACGGACGAAGAACGCCAGCAACTGATGGGCAAGGATGGCGCCGCCGCCTACAATCAAAGCAAGAACTGGCAGGGGAACGTCAACAGCTTCGCCGGATACGTGGATCCGAACCCGCGGCTAATGCCGAAGGACTTCGGGGACCAACCGGAGCCGCCGAAACTTCCGCCCGCCTCACCGCCTGTACCGCCGCCGGCTATGGAGCAGCCTACCCAAACCGGATCAACGTCCACGCCGCCAACATTCACAAGTTACGCTGACGCTGAAGCCTGGGCGAAACAGGAATTCGGTCTGGATAACGCCAAGTTTGATAAATCGGATTTTGCAATCGAAGCAGTAAATGATATAATATCGCAAATTAGTAAATTTCAGCAGCAACTTCCGGAAGCGATGGATAACATCAAGACCCTTTCCAATGCTCAGAAATTCCAAGCGGCTATTAATTACATGAAACCAGTCAAGTATATCGCGGCCGTCTTCGCTAACTATGACGCGGTCGTGTTCAGTAAAAAGTGGTTTAGCAAAACTGGATATCCTACCCTGGCCAGCGAATCGGCAAGATGCAAGCGAATCGGATGGATGTCGACTTCGGATCCGCAGCATTGCATTATCCATGAACTGGGACACGTCCTTTATAACTACCTGAAGGACAACGGCGCCGACGTCGCCCGGTTTACTAATCAGAAATTCCAGGACGCCCAGAAGGAAGCCCTGGCGACGAAAAAAGGAACGTCGGCATACCATGATATTTTAAGCACCTACGGCATGACCAATAATCGCGAACTGTTCGCCGAAGCCTTCGCTGAAGGTTTTTTATCCAGCAATCCGCGACCACTGGCAAAAGCTGTTTACGAATGGGCGATTAAGGAGTATAATGCCATAACAGCGAGAAAGGGGGCGCCATAATGCCGACGTATTCCCCGCCGGCGTGTTTTCAGACCCGTTGGATCCACATGACGCCTGACGGATGGGCTATCGATCCCCAGGCGCCGGCAGCGATCAAGCGAGAATTCAAGAACTTTATGGATCTCCTGGCGGAAGATGAAAAGAACGCCGACGGCGACGGGAAAAAGAAAACAGTAACCCTTTAGGATCCTGGCCACTGGCCGCGGGTCCTTTTTTTATTGGAGGTGGTAGCCACGAAGAAAATAGTCCACATCGACACCATTGGACAGCAGATCGATCGCCTGAACCGTCACCACCAGGACGCCAATATCGAAGGCGTGATTATTATTGTCAAGTTGAAGGACGGGTCCTTTGAAACCGGATGGACCGGAGCCACAAACTTCCTGGAACGGATTGGCCTGGTCGAAAGCTGTAAGCAGGATATGATCTTTGCGGCCAGCGGCCTAGTCGAATAGGAAAAGGAAGGGGGGCGACCCTGTGAAATGACTATCAAAGACATTAACCTGGACGCCGTTGAAGGGCAGGTCCTTCTGATGGCTATCGGGCGCCTAATGTGCGCCCCGGGATATACCGGCATGACGCCGGACCAGATCCTGGATGATCTATACAGAAAAGCAAGGACCGTCGATGGCGGTCCTTTTTGAATGGAGGTGAAACAATGTCATACGGACTTTCAACCCCTTGTTATGATTGTTCCAAAAACGAAAAGTGCCTGGACGCCATGATGGTCCAGGGAGCGATCAATACGATCCATCAGCTTAACACCTGGAAGGACAACAAGCAGACCAACCGCGGCCACCTAGGCGGCGGGACGATCGATCTTAAATGCTGCCAAAAAGAACAGATCCCAGCCGCGGGCCTGGCGCCAGAATAACGGCAACCCTGGGCGGCCGCGCAATAGTGGCGCAGCCGGATCCGCAAGCGACGAGAGGGGCAGCGGATCGAACCGGCCCTGGCGGCCGGATTAAAACAATTCGCCCTGGCGGCGAAGGAGGATTTTATAATGTCAATTTTAACACTGGCGAAATTTCGGGCAGCCCTGGCGGCGGTCCCTGAATTAGGCGCCGATCTGCTTGAAACCTTTGAAGACGTGAATTCGACCCTTCGGACCGAAGCTGGCAATCATCGCGCAGCCAAACAGAAGGTCCTGGAAGCCCTAGGACTACAGGACAACGAGAACGTCGACCAGGTCGTCGGAAACGTCAAGAATGTCCTGTCCACCCTGAAGGGCGCCGGAAACGACCCGAATCAGATTCTGGCGCAAGTGACCACCCTGGGCGCCCAGGTTAAGGAACTGACGGAAAAATACACCGCAGCCGAAACCAAGGGACAACAGGAACGGACGAAGCGTCTGGATCAGATCCGGATCAATAAAGCGGTCGAAGCCTTGACGGCAGGAAAAGCGTCGAACCCTTCAGCCCTGGCGAAAGTGATCGCCGAACAGATCCGAGCCAAGGACGACGAAAGCGTCGTCTTCATGGATGGCGACAAAGAACTTCCGGTAAATGACGGCGTATCTGCCTGGCTGAAAGCGAACCCATGGGCCGTGGCAAATGCCCAGGCAGCCGGAAGTGGATCTGGCGCCGGCGGATCCGGAGGCGGGACCAAAACCGTTTACACCAAGGAGCAAGTCAAAGCGATGACGCCCGCACAGATCAATGGCGACTGGGACAATGTCCAGGCGTCCATGACGGCCTGGGAGGGCGGCGCCGAATAACAAAATTTAAGGGGGATATTCTCACATGACTATCAACAATTTTATCCCGACAGTCTGGTCCGCCAGGATCCTGGCATATCTGGACAAGGCCCATGTTTACGCGGCCTGTGTCAATCGCGACTACGAAGGCGAAATCCAGCAGCAGGGCGACACCGTCAAGATCAACCAGATCGGCCCCGTGACCATCGGGACCTATATCAAAAATACTGACATTGGAAGCCCGGAAACCCTGACAGACGCCCAGCAGATCCTGACGATCGACCAGGCGAAATACTTCAACTTTGCCGTCGACGACGTGGACAAGGCCCAAACCAAACCGAAGGTCATGGATGCCGCGATGGGTCGGGCGGCCTACGGCCTGAACGACAACAGCGACAATTACATCGGAAGCCTGTATACCGGGGTAGATGCCGGGAACCTGGTCGGATCCGACGGAACCCCGATCAGCTTGCCTCCTTCCACGCCGGCGCTGGCTTACGAACAACTTGTCTCCCTGGCGCAGAAGCTGGATGAATCCAGCGTACCGCAGGACAATCGGTGGTGTGTCGTCCCGCCCTGGTTTTATGCCTATCTCCGAAAGGATCA